CATACAGACAAAGTTAAATGTGTTCACGATTCTAAGAGTAGAGAAATACTAATTCACTACCCTTCTGTTAATAGTACTACAGGCGAGTCAGATAAAGTAATTAGTTATAATTATGAGTCAGAATCATGGTCTCAACGTGACATTAATAGGATAGCCTTTATTGGTATTGGTCATGTTGAAAGAACCACAGGTGAGCCTGAAGGTTGGGACAGTGATCCTTATACGTGGGATAGTGATGGTTCTTTCTGGGGCGATGAGTCTTATAACCCCTCTCGTAATGACTTGTTATATGTCAAGCATGGTGATGCCAATAATACTTCTGGTTTCTTTATAGGTGAGTCAGGTCTTAGCATTAATGGTGTAACATATAAACCTTTTGTTGAACGTATTGGTTTAGACTTTGAAGACGATAAAGGCTATAAGTATATCAATGCTATTTACCCACACTTTGAAGGTGAAGGTACAGTTAACATCTACGTAGGTACTGAAGAAAGACAAGGCGGTGGTATTTCATGGTCACAGCCTCAAGAGTTTGTAATAGGTGAAGACTACAAAGCTACCTTTAGAGAAAGCGGTAGATACATTGGAATTAAGATGGAGTCAAAGACTGATAACATCTGGGCATTAACTGGATACTCTGTTGAGTATAGCTATGAGGGAAGACAATGAGTAAGTATATACCTCTACCTCCTCCGCAAGATGTAGAATCTATTCCTTTATATTTGCAAAACGAGTTGCAAAAGATAAGCAATGCAACAGAAGAAAAAGAAGAAGTATCAGGTTGCTTGGGAGAAGCTAGTTTAACTTTAAACTTAGGAAGAACTACTCGTAAGTTGGACAGTTCTAGACCTTACTATAGAATAACTCAGGGAGGATATGGAAGTACCGTACAACCTCAGTGGGCGGTTTCGGGCAATACTACTGATAGTAGCCTTATAACCTATGATGTTTCTTCTAGTACTATACGCATACTTAAACCATGTACGTATGTAGCAACTCTTGATTATGAGGCTACTCCGATGGTGAATACGTATGATGTAAAATCTAACTATGAAGTAGGACTAGATGGAGTATATGAGGCAATTGAGCATTCCAGCCCTGCCGCTCTTTCAGCTAATATAATAAAAGGAGGCACTGTAACAACTCCCAGTAAACCTATTAGGATAAACTTTAGAGACCCTTACAATAATGATACGTATCCTTCAACATTTAATGTAGGTGTAACTTCAATAACCTTAAACGTAAGGTGCTACAGTGTATAAAGTAAGCTTAGTAAAAGACGTTGCAGAAATAGAAAAGAACCTTAACGTAATTATTGAATACCTTATTAAAGTACTTGACAAGTCTCCTGAGTTTACTTTGAAGTCAGTGCTACAGAATATACAGAAAGGACATAGCCAGTTGTGGTTGGTCTATAGAGATGAAGAAGTACTAGGGGCTATAGTTACACAGAAAGTTACATACCCTGTTAAGGAAAGATTGCTTATACATTTATGCGGTGGTAAAGATATTAAAGAGTGGCTTGATCTTTATATGGAAACTGTTGAAGAGTGGGCGAAAGACAAAGGGCTAGGTGGTGTTGAGATAGTAGGTAGAAAAGGGTGGGTTAAGCTTTTACCTGATTATACTACTAGCAGAGTGATGATAATTAAGGAGTTTTAAATGAGCAGTATATTCGGTGGTGGCGGTGGTACAACTAAAGAGACACAAGAGATAGATCAAAGAAATGTTAATTCTCTTAGTGATGAACTTAGAGGGTATTCTGTATCTGCTCTTGACGATGCGGCAAATCTATACAATCAAGGTACTGAAGGTATCTATCAAGGTACTCGACTTGCAGGTCAAGATGATTTAGTGGGACAAGGTGAAGAATCTTTACTAGGATTATATGGTGAAGGTGGATCTATGTCGGGATTGACTGGGATAGGTCAAGGAAGTCTTGGTAGCTTATTAGGTGCGGCTTCAGCTCCTGTGTCTTATAATACCTCTAGATCTTTTGAAGGAGGCACTGCCGACCTTTCTTCTAACCAAGCATTTCAAGATCAACTAGCAAATATCTTAGATGAGTCTAATCTTGCATTCCAAAGAGGCTCTGTTGATTTGTTCCAGAAAGGTACAGCGGCAGGGCAGTATGGCGGTAGTGAAACTGGTGAAGGTTTAGGTTTACTAGGTGGTGAGATTAATAGAGCTACGCAGAAGTCAATATCAGATGCGGCACTGGCTCAACAGAACCTAGATTTAAAGCAACGACAGCTACAACAAAGAGATAGAGAGTTAGCTCAATCAGATATAGGTCTAGGACGTTTAGCAACAGAGTTGGGTTATGATACATCTCTAGGAGCATTAGATAGGCTTTCAGGCTTTGGTAGTCAGCTTGAAAGAGGAGGTGCTTTACAGTCTGTAATTGGTCAGGATAGAAGTGCTAGGGCGCAACAAGAATTACAAGATCAGATACAGCAGTTTGATGCTCCTCGTATGGCTGAGTTAGCTAACCTTTCACAGTTCTATCAAATGATGGGAGCTAATCCTCTAAGTGCAGAGTCAATAGGACAGACAACAGGTACAACTACAGCTACTACGCAACAGCCTAAGTCTGATCCGTTTAGCCAGATATTAGGTTTAGGTATGACTATTGCAGGGATGCCTACTAAGGGCGGTGGTTCTTTACTTGGCGATTACTTGAGCGGCCCTTAGCGCAGAATGAAATGGACTTAGCCACTGTATTTAATAATTAAGGAGTACTATCATGGATCCCGCAACTATAATTGCAGGTATAACAGCTATAAGCGGACTGGCAAGTGCTATGAAACCTGCTCCAGTTCAGAGTAACTCTGCTGATATGTTAAAGACTATGCAGATGTTAGCAATGCAGTCACAGCAACAGGCACAGCCTCAACAGCAGATGCAAACCTCAATACCCCTACCTTATAGACCTGAGCAGTATGGTCTGGGTAGGTCTGTATTACAGTCTCCCTCTTCTTATACGGAGAACGTAATGCCAATATTTCAAAACAAGGTGGTGATATAATGTTAGGTTTATTTTCAGGACTAACAAGTCAGGGCTTAGGAGGTGGTATGTTAGGGGGAGGAGGTGGCCTTTTAGGCATCGCAGGTAATCCTTTTATCTCAGCAGTAGCTCAAGACGATGACTTAAGAGATACTTTATTTGATATGTTAAGAAGAAGAAACCCTGTAGGTCTGACTAATGAGATGCTAATGCCTAGCTCTGTTGTTCAGTCTCCAGTAGGTATATTTAATCAAGGAACAATGTTATGAGCAAAGATGATGCAGTCTTGCAATTCTTAATACAGCAAGAAGGATTTGAGACTAGAACATACATACCTAAAAAGAATGGTATGGTGATTGGAAAGTCAGGTTTAACTTTTGGTGGTGGTATTGACATTGGTCAAATGAACCTAAAAGAATATAAAAAGCTAAGACTTCCAGATTCTTTAGAAGAAGCTATGCTTTCTTATGTAGGTGTAAAAGGAGAAGATGCTTTAGCTGTTGAGCAACAGTTAGGTCACTTCGATATTCCTTCTGAAGTTGCTATGAATATAACACGTAGACATATTGAAAAGTCAAAAGATAAATTAAGAAAAGCTTTTCCTAAGTTTGATTCTTTAGCTTTTCAACAACAAGCAGTTGCATTGTCTTTGCTACATAACTTTGGTAGTTCTTCTCTTAAGTATAAAACAATGAAGTCTATTATTAATGGAAACTTAGAAGAAGCAATAACTAGGTTAAGAAATCCAGATGAATGGAAGAATGTAGAGTTACATCCTAGACGAAACAGGGAAGCTGACTTGCTAGAGTCTCTTCGTCAGCAACAAGCTCCTAAACAGCAAGCTCAGTTATTTAACACTGGAGTAAAATAATGGCTATATCTAGAAAGCAAGTACAAGACGCTAGAAAAGCACTATTAGCACAACAGCTAATTTCGGAGAATCCTCAAGCTGTAGATATGTACACTGGAGGAAATATGCAACAGACTCTGCTAAACTCTAACAGTCCTTTTGCATTAGCAGGTAGAGGTATAGGTAAAGTAGCTGATGCAGTTTTACCTACTCCTGATGGAACTACAGCACAAGAGAAACTAGCTCAAACAGGGCAGGATCTTTCTAGTATCTTTGGTAGTTTACTCAAGAATAGGTCAGGTAGTCCTTTTGTTGTAGGTGATGTTATGTCTCAACAAGGTACTAGAGAGCTAGGCATGGCTGAAGATTCCACTGCCTTACAGTCAGGCATAGATGCAGATAAAGAAAGATTGATAACACGCACTCAAAAGGGCGGTCTAACTGGTCAGGAAGCTCAGAATAAACTTGATGTAATTGATGAAAGACAAGCACGATTAAACCGAGCTGTTGAAAACCAACAACCTGCAATAGAGGCACGTACAGAAAGTGCTAATACTTTTCTAGAATCTGTAGGGGCTGATACTGTTTCTACTACTCCTTTAGAGGAGAAAAGAAAAGAAGAAAAAGAAGTAAACGAGAAGGCAGGTACTACAGGTGGTGATTCTCCAGACCAGTCTAACTGGTTTGATACTTTAAATAGTAAAGTAGATATCATGGCTATGGGTGCGGCTATGCTTGCAGGTTCTGACAGTGGTAGAAGTACTCTAGGTAACTTAGGGGTTGCGTTGCAATCAGGGATATCATCTAGAAGAGGTCAAGATAAAGAGGCAGATGCTAAGAAAAGAGCAGATGCAATGTTGGCAATTCAATTACTATCGGCACAGAATAAAGGTGCGCTTACTCAGCCTCAGAGGGTAAAAGCTTTAGAGTCTGAGTTGAGAGTATACGGAGCTGAAGGTGATAATGTTAACACTATTGCTAACTACCTTGACAGTCATCCTATAATGAGTAGAAACTTAGCTATGTTAGACCCTAAAACTCGTGAAACTTATCTTACAAAGTTTGTAGACGTAGGGCAGGGGTGGGCAGGTAGTGAGTTAGAGGAAGATAATATATTAAAAGCAGGTGAAAAAGCTTTTAAACATATAAAAGGTAAATAATATGCCAGAGGTCTCAGCGCAATCAGCGTTTAATAGTTTATGGGATGCTTCTGATCTTCAGTTTGATGAGAACATATCTAGAAAGCCTGATGGAATAGCAGATCAAGTAGGAGCAGGTGTCGATTTAGGACAGGCTCTATTATATCGTGGTGGTCAATCAATAGCAGAGGCGTTTGGATTTGCTGATAGTGCTTTTGGTCAAGCGATGGTTGAAGGTAAGAATGAAAACATAAGAGAGGTAGAAGCGGTAACTGCTCATCCTTTATATGATGAAGATGGAGAGTTTTCTTTTAGAGGATTAGCAGATCAAGTAGCTAGAGGTGCAGGTACAGTTGGCGTAGCTCTACCCGCGTTACTGGCCGCTCCTGTAGCCCCTGTAGTAGGTGCATCAGGTACAGCAGGTGCATTAGTTGCAAGTGGTGTTACTTCTGGGCTAATGAACATTGGTGATATTGGTCTGAAAGCAGAGGATATGGATGAGGCTTACACTGCCTCTTTTGCAGATGTTGGTACAGGTCTTGCGCTAGGGGCGTTAGAGCCTTTAGCGGCGGCTAGGTTTGTTAAAGCCATGTCACCCGCTATTAAGAACATGTCACCTGAAGTCCTTAAAGCACTTGATGCAGGTAAAACAGACTTAGCAGTTAAGTATATTAGAGAAGGTGCAGGGAGAGGCGCAGGTCTTGGACGTAACGTAGGTACTGCTATGCTAACGTCTGGTGTTACTGAAGCTGTGCAGGACTTTAGCACAACTATAGCGGCTAGTAATGCTACAAACTACTGGGATGAGCTTGATATTCAAGAGGCTATGAAAGAGTCTGCTATTGAAGGTCTTGTTGGTGGTATCTTAGGCTTACCTTTTGGGGTGGGTGGTAGTATTATGACTAAGGCTCAGAACAACGCTGACATGTCTGTAGCAAAGCAAATTGAAGAGGGTATCTTAGAATACAATCCTGATGCAGATGTTAAATGGTCTAAGAATTATGAAAAGATTCCAGTAACTGAAACTAAAGCGGCTCATTTATACAATAGATTATTAGCTCCTATCTTAGGGGACAAGCCCGCACAGTTTGCAGGAAGACTTAACACTCCTAAAGCTAGGAAACTAGCGGCTAAGTTTCAGCAGACTACTGGTGACTTTGGACGTAGGGTAGGTATAGTACCTGTACACTTCAACACCATGCAATACAAGTCTGAATATAACAAAGGGCTTAGGTCTTTTATGGAGTTGAGTAAGGCAGAGGCGCAAGCTGTACATGATCATCGTGTTATGCCTGAAGATAGCAAAGAGAATAAAGCTTTAAAGAACGAAGCCTATGCTAACTTCAATAAGCAACAGAAGCAAGCATCTAATCAGTTGGCTACATTCTTAGACTTAACAATTAAGAACGACCTAAAAGCTTTGGATATTGATACTACTCTCTACGAGGGTGGTACTTACTTCCCGCTACTAGGTAGACTAGACTACAAGAAGATAAAGACTAATCGTACAGAGTTTATTGAGCAAGCTGTTGCTGAAGCTGAAGCCAATGGTCTAGACCTCAGTCGTGATAAGATTGAAGCCTATGTAGGTAGGATTGAAGAGCAAGGCTTTGAGCATTTCGGTAATGAAACCGATGTCAATGTAGTTGATACTTTTAAAGAGGATGTAGAGGCTAAGTCTAAAGAGATACAAGAGAAAGAAGGACTGTCTCAAGAGGATGCTTACAAGAAGGCTATGAAGGCAGTGGCTAAAGGTAAGCAGGGTAGAGTAGGTAGTACTCTTACATCAGGGGCTAAGGTAAACAAGCAGAATGCTGTTGAAACGCATCGTATGCTTGCTGAGTTACCTCAAGATTTCTGGAACAATTGGGTTGATCCTAAGACAAGTGTTCAAGAAGCTGTATACTCTTATTATGAAATGATGTCAGAAAGACTAGGACATGCTAAGACTTTTGGTTCAGAGGGTGAGCTATTCTACGAAGAGCTTTATGATGTAATTGCAGATGCTAAAGCTCAAGGTAAAAGGTTTGATGCTAAGGCCGCGTTGAATGAAATGGCTGATGCTATGAACCTATCTCAGCGTATTCCAAAGCGTAACTTAGATACGTCTAGAGGAACTGCCATTAGAACCGCACAGAATGCCGTTAGAGCGGGTTTATCTGTAACCCTACTTCCTCTATCTATTCTTCCTTCT